GCGAATGTCTGTGCTTAATGCATCTAGTTCGTCACGAAATAACTTACGACTAGCATCAACTTTTTTGGGTAGCTCTTTTAACTTATCGACAACTGCTTTACCTTCCTTGTCGATATACGTTTTTGTTTGAGCAACTTTGTACGCCAGAGATGCAAAAGCCTTTCGGTTTTTAGCTACTGAGAAATCACTATCGAGTTCTTTTCGCTCTTCTTCTGCAAGAGATTTAATATGCTCCAGCATCTGATTTACTTTTTCTGGTGCTGTAAATAAATCTAGCGCCGTAGCTTGTTCAATTACGACTAATTCATTTGCCATTTCCTATGTTCCTTATGTGCGTATTCCTCACTATTAATAGCGATATGAATGATTAAGTGGTGGGTTACTGCTGACTGAGGGCTTTTGCGATTGCTAATAAATTCGCTTAATGAAGTCTTGCAAAGATGTTGATTGGTTTAGTTCCTTTAAGAACATTTCAGCGCTAGTCTTAATTTGCTCATGGTTATTAAATACCTTATCAAGCTCATCGTCATTGTTCATTACGATACCGAAATCCACCTCTGCACCATCATATTGTGTGATTAGTGATAATTTTGGCTTACCATCGTCACTTTCGGTCTTTTTTACAAGCAACTGATAATTTCCACTTTCAAATAAATGTACAAATTTATTCTGCATATCACCCCCTAGCCTTTAACATTGCATCTGCCATGCGGTAGTAGAATTCAGCTCTTTTCACCAGAAACTCATCAGGAGTCTCATTTGTGTAACACCCCATTTCCACAGCATCCTGAGCTGCGAAATCACCCTGCATACATTTGGCAGCAAAATAATCCCTTACCGTTAACCCTGAGCCGCCACAGTCAGAGCTAATAAAATTACCGTAAGGGCTTGAAAAGCCACTTTGTGGAAAAGCTGCTCCACCTGTTTTATCTGTCATACTCCCTCCGTTATTAACTAAAGCAATAGTTTCCAAAATGGAAATAGTTGTTCTATCTCCTATCTATTAATCAACTCACCAACCTATTGATAATCCACACTCTCGCAGTGGACGCGCTCATGCCCTTGAGTCCGTCGTCAGGGGTATCACCAAGAATCCCTCACCTCTAACTGGTAGCTGATTGGCTGTCAGCTTGGAGTACCAGAGCTATTTTTAATATAAAAACCTTAACCCGTCGCTACACAGGCTAGCAAATCATGCTACTCAGGGGGTAGTCACGACCTAACCTTTAACGCCATGCGTTTGCGGTCTATCCGCGTTACTGAGCCATTGTCTTACTCTCCTATTAATCAACTCACCACAGCCCACAGAATGGACTGTAATTAGTTAACTAAAGCATTCCTTTCTTTCTCAGCTTGTTCGCTGCGTCGGTATCCATCATGGCAATTCCAGCACCTTGCTGAATCCCCAGTGCACCTGTACTTAGCTGGAGATTCTGTGATATCAAAGTTTGTCCGTTTTGTATGGCGTTGACCTTTTCCAGTTCAATGAAAGCATCTTTTACAAACTTAGCTATATCTTTGGACTGACCATCAGATAGGTCATATGCATGTTCACGTTCAAGCTTTAATATTTCAGCAAGCGTTTCTCTCGCTATTTGTTGCGATTCTGGTGATAAATCCTGAAAACTCATCTTACTTCTCCTATCTCGCCGTAACCCCGAACTCACTGCTCGGCTGTTTTTTCAGTTTTAATGTTTTACGTGCATCTGGTGCTGATTTGAGACTTAACACCAAACTTGCCAGCACATCCGTTTCATCAACTGGCTTAATTATTGAATCCCATATTTCCTCAGTAGTGCGACCGCGATTAGCTTCTTCTAAAGCCTTACGCGCCATTAATTCACCTCTAGCGATATAACGACGCATCTTTGAATTTGTCTTACCAGTGCGCGGTAAGTAAGTAATTTGAGCCATAATTTACCCTCGGTTAGTAAGTATTGGTGATGCGGTCATTGGCTATCAGTCTCGAACTGTCTTGTCAGCCTTGCTTGCATCCTCTGCAATAACTTCACCTTATTTGTTGGTCACCTTCCTAAGTTAATGATCAACAGCGTTGTTATTACTCGACGGACTCACACCGTCTGACATTGGTTTTGCTTGCATCTGGTTCAGCGTAACCGCATCCCAATACTCACTTGGAGTTTTGAAACTTTCCCACAATGGCGGGAGTTAATTTGTAAAAGAGCGAACATCCTGTTTATCTATGGCTCCTTGCCTTCGATGTGATTAACTATACAAGCATTACTTTATTAAGACAAGCAAAACTTGTGTAAAAACTTGAATTAATCTTTATAAAAACAGTAATTACTTGTTTTTTATTGGGTTATTTTTTGTAAAAAGTTTTATTTTGTTGGTGCTTTTGATTAATTAACGAAAAAAACTCCCTTTTTATCTAGGGAGTTGTGGTGGGATAGATGAGGGATTGTTAGTTTTTGCTTGAGGTGATCTCTGTGAAATCTATTAGTGCTTTTTGACAAGCATTAGCCATATCAACTAAATTACTGTTTTTCTTTTTTGCCTCACTCTTCATGAATTCATCTATAAACTTATCTCCATTTGGCACATTATTTTCTTGCTGGAATTTATATAAAGAAGACATGGTGTTGCACTCAGATACTTTCATAATTACAGTCAATGTTTTGAAGTTATCTTCGTCATTAATATCAAATTTATTAGCAGCTTGAGATAATAATGAGGTAGATGTCATTAGTAAAAAAATTAATTTCTTCATATCGTTGTTATGTTTTTCTTAGTAAATGACTACCCATGAAATTTATATTTTATAGATTGGCTAACTAAAACCTTGGCATGGATGTATAACCCATTAACGCTATCTTCATCTAGATACCACGTTTCATATCTTGCGTTATCAGATATTACAGCCAATCTCTTGTATTGCTTTTGGAGTCTTTTTATATACAACTGATTGTCTAAAACGAAAACATAAATTCCGTCACCATCAAAAAAGTTAGTAGTTATGTCTACGAATATCTGATCTCTAGGCTCAAAGGTGCCAGACATGGAATCACCTTTAACAGTAATCATCTTGATTGTAGAAGCAGATCTACCACCAAACAATCTTTTCGCCTCATCAGCCGAGTATTCAATAGCTGTTATTGTCTCAATAAAATCATCAAGAACCATTACCCCAGGACCAGCGCTAGCTTGAATATCTAGCATTTCCACCTTGTAGTTATCTGTATCAGGAGTATCAATATGTTGGTTTGATTTGGTTCCGTTAATATTACCATTTCCATCAATGGAGGATTTTCCGAACAACAACCAATTAGCATCAACTTCCAATATCTCAGCTATTTTAACAACTCTGTTTTTCCTCGGTTCAGTACTAGTTTCCCACTGCTGTACTGATTGTGGTGACACCCCTACCAACTCAGCTAACTCAGCTTGGGTCATATTTTTTGCAAGTCTAGCTTGCTTGATTCTTTCGCGCATAGTTTTCATTCGCTCAATATACAAGCTGTACTTTTATTTTTCCAACAAGTAATACTTGCTTAAATAAAGTGTTTCTTGTATTCTTCTTGTTGTTAATCAGTTAAAGGAATATCTTTATGAATGCATTGGAAACAACAATTAAAAAAGCAGGTGGAATTCCAGCTTTAGCTAAGAAGCTAAAGATTAGCGATCAGGCCATTAGACAATGGGAGCAAAAAGGTCGCATTCCTCCCGCAAGATACGCTCAAATCAACGAACTATTCGGAATACCGTTTGAGCATTTAGTAAAAGATAAAAATTAGTTTCACCCGCTCTTTTCACAATTTAGGTTCCGCCATTGTGGAACATATCAATACCAGCTCATATGGAATGAGCTATGGATCATTACTGCTGTTCCCAATATGGGAAGTAATCTAAGAAGGAATTTAACAAATGGAACTATCAAAAACTATCAAAGTTGAATGTTCGTCAAATGAATTGATGAGCTTCTATCTAAAACAAATGTATTCAGTCGGAAATAACGGACTGGCAAAAATGCTAGGCGTTCATCCATCAACTTCAAGTCGTGATAAAAATCGAATATTTGAACTTGCTTGCAAAGCAATAACAGAGCTTGGATTGCCACCTGATTCAGTCGCCATTAGCGAGAAACCAACAAAGGTTGTCATTGAAGGTGATTACGCAGAGAGATTGATTCAAATGCTTGAAGGAAAGGGAAAGATTAAAAGAAAAGCCTCAAAGGCGGCAACCGATGAGGCTCAGATAGAACTTATTTAACTACCCCCAATGGGGGAAGTCTAAAAACAACTAATGAGGTCATTATGAATCAAATAGCTACTTTAGTAAACAATGGTGAATTAACCATGAGTAGTCGTGAAATTGCAGACCTTACAGGCAAGAGACACGACAATGTGATGAGAGACATTAGAAACATGCTATCTGATCTCGGAGCTCCACTCAAAACTGAGGAGACCGAAGAAATCAATAACTTAGGAATGAGTGTAAAGCAAAAATATTACTTGCTCAACAAAGAAGAATGTTTGTGTCTGATTTCTGGTTACAGCATCAAGTTAAGAATGGCAATCATTAAACGCTGGCAAGAGCTTGAATCTCAAAAATCCTTCATACCTCAAACGCTACCAGAAGCCTTGCGACTCGCTGCTGACTTGGCAGAGCAAAAACAAATAGCAGAACAGAAATTAGCAATCGCAGCACCTAAAGCTGAATTTGTTGATCGCTATGTTCAAGCTACTGGATTACTGGGTTTTAGAGAGGCAAGCAAACTATTAAAAGTCAAAGAAAACTTCTTTAGAGAGTTTCTACTTTCAAAACGAATTATGTACAAACTGGCTGGAAAATTAACACCTTATTCAGAACACCTTGACGCAGGGCGTTTTGATGTAAAAACAGGTGAGAATCAAATCAACGGTCACGCATACACACAAGTTAAATTTACGCCTAAAGGAATTCAGTGGATCGCTGGGTTACTGGCTAGAGAGCAATTGGAGGCAGCATGAGTAATGTTGCATATGCAGATTTTGGTAATCAACGACGGCAAGAGAGGCCTACCGTGGCAGATCTTGATAATGGCTATACAAAACTAGCCAATGAACTTTACGAAGAATTAATTGGCGCAAACCTAACAAAGAATCAGGCAAAAGTTGCTCATGCTATTTGCAGAAAAACTTATGGGTTTAATAAGAAAACAGACCGCATATCAGACAGTCAGTTGGCAGAGTTAACTAGACTACCAAGACAGAAAGTTAACAAGGCAAAAAATGAGCTTATCGCTATGAAAGTTATAGTGAAAGTTGGTATGGCGATAGGGCCTAATAAAAACCTAACTGAGTGGGATATTCCTGATTGTCACCAAAACGGTGTCATTGTCACCAAAACAGTGACAAAAAGTGTCACCAAAACAGTGACAGCGCTGTCACCAAAACAGGGACACACAAAAGAAACTATTACAAAAGAAAAGAAAGAAAGTAATACACCCCTTACCCCTCACGAGGTGAAAGGGGGAGAATCGACAAAACCTACCAAGAGAAAATCAACGCCAATTAACTACGATGAATATCTCAATGCCTACAACGAGGAAGTTGGTGACAGACTGCCTCATGCTGTGGAAGCTAACGAGAAACGTAAAACACGGATCAGGAAGATAATCAAAAACCTTGCAACGGCAAATGTTGATGGTTGGCGAGCCTACGTTAGAGCCTTTGTGCGAATGGCTAAGCCATTTTATTTTGGTGAAAACGATACAGGCTGGACGGCTGATATTGATTATCTGCTAAGAGAAACAACGTTGACAGGTGTTCGAGAAGGTAAATTTGCTGACAGGGGGTTTTAAGTGATCAATACGGAATTTGAAGCAAGTGTTATTGGCGGTTTGTTAATTTCAGGGTTAACGCCTGATGCATCGGATGTTTTAGCCACTTTAGAGCCAGAATCATTTTCAGTTAGGTTCTATCGAGAAGCCTACCAAGTTATTCAAAAACAAGCTAAGTCCCGCGGTGTCATCGATATGATGATGGTTGCTGAAGGGATGGGTAGTGAGCATCTAGCCAGTATTATCCAAACAGCCAAGGATTGCCCGAGCGCAGCCAACCTAAAAGGCTATGCCAAGATGGTGACCGATAATCACAATCGTAGAGCTATGATCCACTTAATGGACTCTGTGCGTGGTGTGATTGAAAACGGAACCATTGAGCAAGCCAGTGAGGCAATGGAAAGTTTTCTTGCTCAGGCATCTGATATGCATTCCTCGAAAGGTGATATTGCTCCCGTTCATGTTTCGTCGTTAATTGAAGATTACACCGAAGTTCTGCAAGAACGTGTTAACAAAGGCGAGGAATCGGACACACTAAAAACTGGGATCCGCGAATTAGATGAAATTATGGGGGGTATCAATCCTGTTGATTTAGTCATTATCGCCGCTAGACCAGGAATGGGTAAAACAGAAATCGCACTGAAAATTACAGAAGGGGTTGCCTCTCAAAATGTTATCGGCACTGATACCAAGAAAGGCGTTTTAATTTTCTCGATGGAAATGGACTCTCAGCAAATCGTAGAGCGTCAGATTGCAGGATCCGCAAATCTATCTGTTAGCGCATTGAGAAACCCATCTCGTATGAGTGACGAAGATTGGGGAAGGGTATCTATGGGTGCAGGTAATTTACTTGGACTGAATGTTTGGGTTGTGGATGCTAGCAAATTAACCGTTGAACAAATCACTGCAATTTCAACACGACACAAAAAACGTCATCCTGAATTATCGTTAATCATGGTTGACTACTTAGGGTTGATTGAGAAGCCTCGCGCAGAGCGTAACGACTTGGCTATTGCTCATATTTCAGCAACGCTGAAAGGTCTGGCTAAAAACATCAGAACGCCTGTTATTTCACTAAGCCAGCTATCTCGTGATGTTGAAAAGAGACCGAACAAACGACCTACCAATGCGGATTTAAGAGACTCAGGAAGCGTAGAGCAAGATGCAGATAGCATCATCATGCTTTACCGTGATGCGGTCTATAATGAGAACTCCCCCGCAGCAGCTTACGCAGAAATAATTGTGACAAAAAACCGATTCGGAAAATTGGGTACGGTTTATCAATTATTCAAAAATGGTCACTTTCTTGACACCGATCAGGCGCAAGCATCTAGCATCTGTCAACAAAGTAGCAGACCACAACAACGGCGATTCCAAGGTGCCAACGTTTAACACGCAAGAGGATTTTTAGATGAACTTACTAACACATGCTGTCACCAAGGTTTTAGGTGATCCGGTTCGCCATGCCTACAAAAGCGATGATGGAACAGAAAATGAATATTACCTAACGCCAGTTGAGTGTGATTGCTGGGGTAATATTTCTAACACGAAAGTGATGACAAATACTCTTGAGCAAGCCAAGGCAATTAAAGTCGGCTACGAGTGGGAATCGTGAGGATTTTTAGATGGAATATTTACGAGATATTTTAGGCACATTGTTTTTCATGCTAGTACCGATTACTGGATTTTTATCTGTTGCATTCCTGATGTATCACGAAAAATCAGGTTGTGGATGGTTACTTTTAGCAGTGGTTGCCATATCAGGAAGTTTAAAAATTAGTTATGGCGATTAAGCGAGGTGTTGAGTGATGAAAGGAACAACGTTAAGAGAACTAATTAATCGATATGACTGGCAGGCAATGGCATTAGCTGATAGGGAACACCCTATTGATAGTGAGGATTCAGTACCATTCTTTAGCGCTCACATGAAATATCGTAAAAAGTTAATGCCGAGAGGCAAGGTGATGATCAAGTTAATGAAAATCCAATGTGCATTCATTAAGTATCGAAAAAGTGAAGAATATCTTCAGAAGATGATTGATGAATACAATGCAAAAAAAACAACAGGAGGCATCTAATGCAGGGAACTAATTGGGTTAAAGTGAGTGAGAGATTACCTGAACTGGACACGCCGGTGTTTGCAGGTTGGTTTTGGAATGGCAAGTTTGTGTGGCATGTGTTCATGCGTTCAGATTCATGTTTTGAAGGTTGGATTTTGTCTCGTTCTTACAGCCATTTTATCAGCGATAACGATGAGTTTATTGAAGATGACGATTATCCAATAACTCACTGGATGCCACTCCCACCAATGCCAGAGGGTGAATGATGAACGAGCGCAAATTAAGACTTGAGGCTGTGAAAATTTGGCAAGAGCTAATTTTGCAAGCTAAGCGAAAATATCAATGGTGGGAGTTGTAGCATGAGAGAACTCAAGAAATGCCCGTTTTGTGGGTGCGGAATCACTTCATTAACAACCTACAAGAATGAATGCAATCCAGATTATTACAGGGTTGAGTGCATTGAATGCAAATCAGCAACAGGATCCAAAGATAATAAGCATGAAGCCATAGCAGCATGGAACAGGAGAGCTAACAGTGAGTGATATAGGAGGTTAACTTGGAAGCAGATTTTCTCTTCCACGAATCAACCAAAAATACCGCATGGCAACACCTCAAAGAAGTTCTAGCAACAAACCAACCACACCGAATCATCATCAAGCCTTGGAAAAACAAGCGTTCACTATCTCAGAATTCCACTTTTCATTTGTGGTGCGCAGAGATAAGCAAATATCTATGTAAGAACAACGCCAATTACACACCAGAAACCGTTAAGGAGATGCTTAAGCATACATTCCTAGGTTATGAGGTGGTCGATATGGTTGACGTTACTACACAGCTTACGGAGCGCGTAAGGACACTACGAAAAACATCAAAGCTTGATACGGGTGAAATGTTCCACTTCATGGAGCAGGTTGAACGCTGGGCGGTAGGTATAAATTGTTTCGTGACGATACCGAAAGAATCACAGTATATGAAACTCAAGGAGCAACAAGAGAGATGAACAGTATATCAAAAATGGTGCGATTTCTTGCGTCACTGTCAATACATAACACGCAGTGGACTAACAACTTCAAGCATCAACGTAGCTACCAAACATCCACTAAGCGCATCACAGGTCACGCAAGGATAAACCGAGCAGCTAAGAAGCGGAGGGCGAGAAAGTGAATCCAATAGAGAAACTAAAAGAAATCGACAAAAAGCTAGACGAAGCTCATGAATTGGTAATTTCACTGCAAAACATGCACAGAGAGCACATTAACCGCAACAACTTAAACAGGAAGTGATCATGACCGAAGAACAATACAGGACTTATGCGCGGGTGATAGTGGTTGGTCGTGAATTTATCTCATTTAATCACAATACTATTTCAGCGGTAACAGGTTTAACACCCGCAAGAGCAGGAACTCTTTTAAGAAAGTTACTTGCATTTAAGTGTGTAGAGCATGTTGAAACAAAGAGCCGTAAACGCACTCGCCCAATTAATAACTATGCCGTTACAGACGATGCAATCACTCGACTGAGAAGTCAGTTTGAAAAAGAGCGATTGGCTAATCTCCCACTCTTCCCAAAAGCAAAGAAAATTGAAGCAAAGAAACCTAGAAAAGTGCTGGATGATTTTATGTGTGGTTTGTCATTTGTCGATAAAGCCAACGTATCAGGCATGGGTAGTCCGATGTTGATGAAGTTTGATTCATTATTGAGTGGGGTGAGAGTGTGAAAACCAAGTCAACAAAAATGGAACTGGTTAAATTTGAAAGAAACGAAAACCTATTTCTCAAGGAGTATAACGTTACTCACAATAGTGAGACTACAAAGTTAGAGCAGAAAATATCTATTGCCAGAGATAACTTTGGAAAGTTTGAGGTAGATATTGAAATGGATGGATTCCCTCGTATTAATGATGAAACCGAAGCGCTACTCAAATACGGAGAGTGGCTAGAGCGACTAGGTACTGCCATTAAGCGTGAAGCTAAACGTGCGGTAAAGCGAGGCGTTCAATGAACTGCATGTCATGCAATAGACAGCTAACAGATGATGAAATTTATGTGTGCAGCAAGTGTGCTGATGAATACGCTCATTTGGAAGTGATGGATAAAATAAAAGGAGAGGGAGATGGCGAACTTACGCAAAGAAGCTCGAGGTCGTGAATGCCAAATTAGAATACCGGGAGTATGTAATGGTAATTCTGAAACTGTCGTCTTAGCTCATTATCGAATGTCTGGTATTTGCGGTACCGGAATAAAACCTAATGATATTTTTGGTGCTTGGGCATGTAGTGCTTGTCACGATGAATCGGACAGACGCACTCACTATGTTGATGCTGAATACGCAAAGCAATGTCATTTAGAAGGCGTTATTCGTACTCAGGACATTCTCATCAAGGAGGGTAAGATTAAGGTATGAACGAGTATCACTTAAAATTACCGTGGCCACCGAGCAATAATACGTACTGGAGGCATTGTAGAGGACGGCATTATATCTCATCCAAAGGCACCAGCTACCGAAAGCAAGTAACAGATTACATCAAGCAACATAACCTAGACGTCAAAACCACTTCCCGCATCAAAATAGTCATCACAGCAAATCCCCCAGATAAACGACAAAGAGACCTCGATAACTTGCCTAAAGCGGTTTTCGATTCGTTAACTCACGCCGAATTTTGGGGAGATGATAGCCAGATTGATGATATGCGGATCCGTCGAGGTGAAAAGGTTACTCATGGCTCATTAGATATCAAAATATGGGAGATGAAAGATGAGGAGCGATAAATACAAAAGCCTGCCAGTTGCTATTACCGTGGCAAGAAGGTTGTCCAGAGAATCATTGAAAAGGCAAAGTTTTAGCGTTGTTCAGCTGCCTATGGGCATCTTATCAGTATTGGTTACTAGCGATGCAAAGCGTAGGAAGAAATCTATTGTCTACTCAGTAAGTGGCGATGGTCATCACACAGTATTACCGGAGGCGAGATGAGGGAACGTAAGCCAGATATTTATAGATATGTAGCAGACTCACCTCGAAAATCATATTTAGGCAAGGCAAGGAGATTAACTCCGTCACAAGATAGATGGGTAAGAGCAATCATATCTCTGTGGGCTGGAGAGATGAAAGATGATAGTTATCTTGGATTGTCTTGTGGATCTGGAAGCATCTGGCGATTTGTTACTGGATGGTCAGGAGAAAATATAGAACGCTTCACTAAGGTATTTGAACAACTAAAGAAGGAGGGTTACACAGGAAGTGAACTTGAAGAAAAAGCCAAATCAATATTATTTCCAAAGCAATCACTCAGCAACATGTTTCAGCGCGCCAACGATGTAGATGAAGCTGATTTTGTAGAGAAAGCAATATTGAAAGCGTTCGACAAGTCCAATCCTGTTTATGTCGTTGCTACCGATTACTATCTTGGCAGAAATACGATGCAAACACTCGCAAATTACATTCAACAACAAATAGCACCTTGGCTCACCACTAAGCAGTGTATTGATCGTGTCCGTTGGTGCATTACATTATTTAATGCGAAGTTATATATGGTGCTACAAGATGAAATAGCGAGAGAGCGCTCACAACTTGGAGTTGAATATAAAAACATTTCAAAAATTACTTGAAAATAAGTTATGAATGTGTATATTTAGTGTATGCTCGCTCGTAAAAGCAAAGAGCAGACAGATAGATTAAAGAGGGTAAGAGATTACCTGCTGATTACGGGCTGAAAAGTTCCGATTCAAGACCTCGCTTCGGCGGGGTTTTTTGTTATCTAATCTGGTGTAATTCCACCATTTTAATTACCCCGAATTCTAGGGTGTTACCTTCATTGATGAGGGTACCATAGTTTAAGTTATTGATATTGTTCCGTTATGGGAATTCACATATCGCTATTTCACATGTTCGGTTATTCCGAACAACCTATTTTGAAGATCGCTTAGGCGGTCTTTTTTCGTATATGCACCAGTAGCTCAATGGTAGAGCACTCGACTAATAATCGATGGGTTATCGGTTCGAATCCGTTCTAGGTGCACCAAACATGCCGACCACAGAACAATTACCCTCGTTGTCACATTCACTCAAAATCTGTGAGTCGGCGTTCTATTAACTAATTCCTCCAGAAAGGAGGCGGTATGACACGAATGGACGAGAAAGACAAATTCAGTGCCACCGCATGGGGTGTCATATTCGCTATATCCCTATACGGCGGATTGGCTAGATACATTATTGACAATAAACGTAATGGTTATCGGTGGAGCTGGGTAGGGGCAATTATGCAAATGTTCGTATCTGGCTTTGCTGGAATGATGGGCGGTCTTATATCAATAGAGCTTAACGCCTCATTCTACTACACGTTATTTACGGCTGGTTTATGTGGTTCTGCTGGCTCTTTAGCATTGGACTTCTTCTGGGATAAGTTTACAGGGGGTAGGAAGTGAGTAAGTTTAGATTAAGCAAACGTAGCGAAGAAAACCTCCGTGGCGTTCATCCTGATTTGGTTAAGGTAGTGCGTCGAGCATTAGAAATTACCGATATTGATTTTATGGTGATTGAAGGTAAGCGTAACGAAGCTCGCCAACGACAGTTAGTTGCAAATGGAAAAAGCCAAACGATGAATAGTCGTCACTTAACTGGTCACGCTGTTGATTGTGCTCCGCTGGTAAATAATCAGATCCCATGGAACGATTGGTCATACTTTAAAAAAGTAGCTGATGCCATGATGCAAGCTGCGAAAGAGTTCGGCGTCGATATCGAATGGGGCGGTAACTGGAAAACATTTAAAGATGGCCCTCATTTCCAATTAACCCATAAGACATATCCAGTATGAGTAAATTAACATCGTGGGTTCCAATAGTTTTATTTATCATCATGCTAGCTTCTTTATACTTTGTTACTAAATCAGTAATAGAGCTAAAGAAAGAAAACCAATCACTCACTGAGCAACTCTCACTGCAAGTCGAAATCACAGAAAACGCCAACCGAACATTCAGGATCATCAACAATGTCTCATCACTTAATAGCGAAGAGCGGAATAGGTCAGCCGTGGATTCTGAAAAAGTTAAAACGGTCATCAAAACTGTTCTTGTCAATAATGATTGCGCCAATACTGCTATTCCTAATGACGCTCTTATCAGGATGCACGACTATTCAGAAAGAATACGTGCCAGTGGAGCACATAGCGATACCAGCACATCTCACCGCTGATTGTCTATTGCCATACATACCAGAACAAATGACATGGGGAGAATCGTTAATGTTAAACATCTCCCTGTTATCGGTTATTGAGCAATGTAATTCAGACAAGAAAGCAATACGGGAAATTGAACAACAACGAGCCTCGCAATAACGGGGCTTTTTAATATCTAAAGGAGCATAAAATGCAATCACATCAACAACGAGTGGTGGATGAGAAACAAGAGTTAGACGACAAGATCACAAAGCTAATGGCATTTATTGGTGGAGATATCTTTAAATCTTTAGAGCATCGTGATCAGGAGTTATTAGGTCAGCAATTAGGTCATATGCGTAGTTATTCTGAAACACTTTCTCTGCGCATCGAGCGTTTTTAAAGAATAACCCCGACAAGGTTAGATAAATCGTTTATCCATTAAGGAGAGTGATCATATCTTGACTGCTAGGAACAGACTAGAAGTGACCAAATTAACGTAGTGATACGTGATGATGGTTGCGAATAACTTACATAGATAAGGTAACTAAATGACTACGATTACAGCGCAACAAAATATGAGGCTTGAGATTCTTCGCCATGTGATGAATGACACTGCTGCTGCTCAAGCTGCAATTGACTTCATCCAAGACGACGAGCTTAAGTTTGAGTTATTCAAGGATCAATGGAAGCACGCTGGCTCTGAATGTTCATCAGTATCACGAGCACAGAAAGCAGTTCAAATGTGCAAAGAAGCAGAGCTGCTATTTCCAAAATAGTTAATTACACAGCTCATTTACGAGTGGGCTGGATAATTGATTAAAGGGGGATATATGAAATTACATAAAAAAGTAAAAGTCCCCATATACGGACTTAATATTCATATCTGTGCTACTGAGGATGTTGCAGATAATATTTATGGTTCTGGCGTACATAGATCATCAAATATGGGTCAGGTTGTTCAGATTGAAAACACAAAAACTGGTGAGATGCTTATCCTCATTAGCTTTAAAGATATCGATTGTTTTAATGCCGACACTATATCTCATGAGTCAGTACATGCCGCATGGAAGGTGTTAGAAATAGTTGGTATCAAAGTAGATTACGAAAATCATGAGGCGTTGGCGTATCTAACTGGTTGGATTAGTAATGAGATAAATAAGTTTTATTACAAAATTAGTGCTAATGGTGATGACTTATGACAAAGAAAAACAAAGGTGGTCGCCCGTCTGATTACATGCCTGAAGTTGCTGAAGATATCTGCAATTTGCTTATGTTGGGTGAAAGCCTTCGTTCAATTTGTAAGAGGCCTGGAATGCCAGCAATCCGTACAGTGATGTATTGGTTGCAGAGGCATGAGGACTTTATGCAACAGTACGCGCGTGCGCGCGAGATTCAAGCTGAGTTGCTGGCTGAGGAAATAATTGAAATAGCTGATGATAGCTCCGGTGATGTGATTGTTGATGATGACGGAAAAGAACAGACAAATCATGAGCGCGTAGCCAGGTCACGTCTTCGCGTTGATGCCCGCAAGTGGTATGCATCCAAGCTGGCGCCTAAGCGTTATGGTGACCGTATCCAGCATGACCAAAAAATAACTATCACTGATTTGACTGATGATGAATTAGATAATCGCATTAAGGAGCTAAGTAATGGACAGGGAGCAGAAAATTGAGCTTCTTAGGCTCCTTGAAGAAAAATCCCGCCGCGCAAATGTCTACCGCTACAAAACTTATTACGAAACTCGCTACCCTTGGCAAAAGAAATTCATTGCACTAAGTATTGAATATTCACAGGTTGCATTGATTGCAGCTAACCGAGTCGGAAAGACTGACACAGCTACCTATATCGACGCTATTCATGCAATGGGTGATTATCCTGATGATTGGGATGGGTATAAGTTCGAGCATGCACCGCTTATCTGGTGCCTTGGTTACTCTGGTGAAAAGTGCAGAGACTTATTGCAAGCACCCATCATTGGCAGGAAAACGGATAACGGCTGGCAGGGTGGGTTGATCCCTAGTGAGTTGATTGTCGATACTGAGCCAATGGCTGGTACGCCTAATGCCGTTCGTTCTGCATACATCAGGCATAAATCAGGTAACTTATCAAAGATTCAATTCTGGTCATACTCTCAAGGTCAGCACGCTCTGATGGGTGATAGCGTTGATTGGTTCCATATCGATGAAGAACCAAAAGACCCCACCATTTATCCGCAGGTTTTAACTCGCACCGCAACAGGTGATAAGGGTCGTGGTGGTCGTGGCATTCTGACATTCACACCAGAGAATGGTAGAACAGATTTAGTTATCAGCTTTATGGATTCTCCATCCTCAGCTCAAACGTGCATGAATGTTGGATGGGATGACGCGCCACATTTGAGTGAAAAAGTTAAAACTGAATTACTGGCTTCGTTCCCGCCACATCAGCGTGACATGCGAACCAAAGGTATTCCGATGCTTGGTCATGGTCGTATTTATGACTTAGGGGAGGATTACATTAAGTGTGACCCGTTCCCTATACCTGACCACTACTTTGTTATTGATGGAATGGATTTTGGATGGGATCACCCGCAGGCGCATATTCAATTGGCATGGGATACTGAAAACGAAACGTTCTATTTAACTCGCGCCTATAAAGCTAGGCAGGTATCGCCTGCCGAGGCATTCAGCGGAGTTAAACAGTGGGCTGAAAATGTTCCTACTGCGTGGCCTAACGATGGATTGCAAACTGAGAAAGGCTCAGGCCTGCAACAGAAATCCTATTATGAAGAGGCTGGCTTCAATATGCTACTTGATCCTGCTCAGTGGGAAGATGGTAGCAGGTCAGTAGAGCCGGGATTATTTGAAATATACGATCTCATGAGGCGTGGGAAATTTAAAGTATTCTCAGGGCTTCGTGACTTCTTCGAAGAGTACAACTTCTATCATCGTGACGAGAAAGGCAAGATTGTAAAAGTTCGTGATGACATCCTAGATGCTGTCAGGTACGCATACATGATGCGTCGTTACGCAATCAGATACGCTGATATACGGAATCCTCCAGAGGAAGAAGATATCTACGTTCCATCATCTTCTAGTTGGTAACTATGGCTGAAACACTACAACAAAGACATGAGCGAATAATGCTCAGGTTTGACCGTGCGCACTCACCGCAAGAGGATGTGAGGGCGAAATGCGTCGAAGCAACACGGTTTGCACGAGTGCCCGGTGGTCAATGGGAAGGTGCAACCTCAGCTGGCACTAAACTCAATGACCATTTTGAGAAATACCCTAAATTTGAAATAAACAAGATAGCCACTGAGCTAAACAGGATCATCAGTGAGTATCGCAATAACCGAATCACAGTTAAGTTTAGACCAGGTGACAAAGAAGCAAGCGAGGATTTAGCCGATAAGTTAAATGGCTTGTTCCGTGCTGACTATGAAGAAACTGACGGTGGCGAGGCTTGTGATAATGCGTTTGATGATGCAGCAACAGGTGGATTTGGTTGCTTTAGGTTAACAACAAACTTGGTCAATGAGTTGGACCCGATGGATGACAGGCAGAGAATTTCTATCGAGCCTATTTATGATCCGTCTCGTTCTGTGTGGTTTGACCCTGACGCCAAGAAATATGACAAGTCTGATGCCGAATGGGCTTTTTGCATGTACTCGCTATCCACCGAGAAGTACAAGGCTGAGTACAAAAAAGACCCAGCAACGTTAGATATAGGTATTGATAGGTCATGGGATTATGACTGGTTTGATTCTGATGTTGTCTATATCGCTAAGTATTATGAGGTAAGAAAAGAATCAGTTGATGTTGTCAGCTTCCAAAACCCAATTACTTCAGAGGTTGTTAACTATGACAGCGAACAACTTGAGCAGGTTGGTGATGAATTAATTGATATTGGCTTTGTTGAAGTTGCTCGAAGAACAGTTAAGCGCCGTCGAGTTTATGTGTCAGTGGTCGATGGTGATGGATTCCTTGAGAAATCTCAGAGAATACCCGGTGAACACATTCCTTTAATCCCTGTTTATGGTAAGCGCTGGTTTATTGATGACGTCGAGCGAGTTGAGGGGCATATTGCAAAAGCAATGGATGCACAACGCCTTTATAACTTGCAGGTGTCAATGCTTGCTGATTCAGCAGCACAAGACCCAGGTTCGGTTCCTATTGTTGGCAAGCAACAGATTAAAGGGCTTGAAAAACACTGGGCTGATAGAAACTCCAAAAGACCCGCATTCCTTCCTCTGAATGAAATAACTGATAAGCAAGGCAATATTATTGCGCCAGCATCGGCAATTGGTTATACGCAACCACAACCACTTAATCAGGCAATGGCAGCGTTGCTGCAGCAAACAAGTTTAGATATTCAGGAAGTAACTGGTGCTAGCCAGGCAATGCAGCAAATGCCCAGCAATATTGCCAAAGAGACTGTTAATAGCCTCATGCATCGCTCTGACATGGCATCGTTTATCTATCTGGATAACATGGCTAAAAGCTTGAAACGGGCTGGTGAAGTATGGCTGTCGATGGCTAGAGAAGTATATGGATCTGATAGGCAAGTTCGCGTAGTTAATGAGGATGGTACTGATGATATAGCGCTGATGTCTGTGACAGTAAGAGATAATCAGACAGGCGAAATTGTAGCTATGAATGATTTATCTACTGGTCGTTACGATGTAACCGTTGACGTTGGCCCATCTTATACAGCAAGGCGCGATGCCACTGTTTCTGTGCTCACTAATCTACTTGCTGGCATGTTGCCTCAAGATCCGATGCGCGCAGTTGTTCAGGGAATCATCCTAGACAACATGGACGGAGAAGGTCTTGATGAGTTCAAGGAGTACAACCGCAATCAGCTACTTACTCAAGGTGTAGTCAAACCTCGCAACTCAGAAGAAGAGCAAATTGTCGCTCAGGCACAGCAACAGGCGCAACAACCTAACGCTGAGTTATTGGCAGCGCAAGGTGTGTACTTGCAAGGACAGGCAGAAGTCCAGAAGACGAAAAACGAAGAGCTATCCATTCAGGTTAAAGCATTCCAAGCTCAAACTGAAGCTAGGGTTGCCGAGGCTAAAGTTGTACAACTTCTTGCATCAGCAGATAGCACAAAGCGCGCTGAAATTAGAGAGGCGCTTAAAATGTTACATAACTTTCAGAAGGAACAGGGTGACTCATCACGAGCAGATGCCGAGTTAATTCTAAAAGCAACAGATACGCAGCATAAGCAAAGCCTAGACGTTGCGAAAACCATTCAATCACAAAATAACCAACAGTCTCCTGCGGACTTCTCGCAGAGTTAAGGAGTAATAAATGGAAAACGAACTGATCATTGATGGTCAGGCAGTGCCTATGTCTGAAAATCAGGAATCACAACAGCAGGAAAATACAGATCAACCAGCGCAAGTTAGTGAGAACAATACCGCTAATAATGACGAGGTTGTCACTGGTGATTCGGCTGAAGTAAAACCAGATCAGAGTGTCGAGCAGGAGCAAGATTACTCCTTGCAAATCGGCGATGAAGAAATCTCGTTAACTGATGACGATGATTCAATTGAGGGGCAGCCAGCCCCCCAGTGGGTTAAAGACCTTCGAAAAGGATTTAAAGATACTCAGAAAGAAAACCGTGAGCTAAAGCGCCAACTTGAGGAAATTACAGCCAAGCAAACGCAAGAGCCAGCGGTTAATCATAATGATGAAATACCTCAGAAGCCAACACTAGAGTCATGTGATTGGAGTGAGGAGGCATACGAGAAAGCATTAACTGATTGGTATGAGAAAAAAAGCCGTGCTGATCAGAGTAAAAAAGCCAAGGAGAAAGAGCAGCTCGACTATAAGGAAAAAATACTTAAGCGACTGGAAGATCATAAGCAACGAGCATCTAAGTTACCTGTAAAAGATTACGCTGAGATGGAAGAGATTGTCACCAATGAAGTTCCTATCATCCATCAGGAAATCTTACTTAGAGCTGCCGATGAAGGCACTGAGCTAATTGCTTATGCACTTGGTAAGAATAAAGAATTGCGCCAGCGGCTTACAGCTGAGAAAGACCCAATACGTGCCGCATTCCTACTTGGTCAGCTTAGCCAGAAAGTTAAGTTAGCACCAAAGCCAAAGAAAGCACCTAAACCTGAGCCGGAAGTTAAAGGTGGAGCGGGAAGCGTCACGACTGATGAATTAAACAAACTGTGCCCCGGCGCAATTATTGAATAAACAAGGTGTAAAACATGGCTAATAACTTAGATTCAAACGTAAGTCAGATTGTACTTAAAAAGTTTTTACCGGGCTTCATGTCCGACTTAGTTTTATGTAAGACAGTTGATCGCCAATTACTGGCTGGAGAAATCAACTCAAGCACTGGCGAAAGTGTTAGCTTTAAGCGCCCACATCAATTCAGCTCTGAGCGTACGGCTGATGGTGACATTACTGGTAAAGCAAAGAATGGTCTTATTTCAGGTAAGGCGACTGGTCGCGTTGGTAATTATATCACTGTCGCTGTTGAGTGGGCGCAAGTTGAAGAAGCGTTAAAGTTAAATCAGTTAGACCAAATCTTAGCGCCAATTCATGCTCGAATGGTCACTGACCTTGAGACTGAATTAGCTCACTTCATGATGAATAATGGTGCATTGTCACTTGGTACGCCAAATTCACCAATTGCTAAATGGTCAGATGTTGCTCAGACAGCTACCTTCTTGAAAGATATCGGCATTAAAGCTGGTGATAACTACGCAGTGATGGATCCTTGGTCTGCTCAACGTCTCGCTGATGCTCAAACTGGCTTGCATGCGTCTGACCAATTAGTGCGTACAGCGTGGGAAAATGCACAAATTCCGGGTAACTTTGGCGGTATTAAAGCTCTAATGTCAAATGGCTTAGCATCTCGTGAGCAAGGTGATTTTGGCGGAACACTGACTGTTAAAACAGCTCCAACAGTGGATTACACTGCTATTAAAGATTCCTATCAGTTCACTGTCACTCTTACTGGCGCAACAGCAAGCAAGACTGGATTCTTTAAGGCTGGTGATCAGGTTAAATTCACTGCGACACATTGGTTAAATCAGCAAAGCAAGCAAGCTCTGTATAACGGTTCTACTGCTATCAGTTTCACCGCCACCGTTCTTGAAGATGCAAACTCTGATGGTACTGGTGATGTCACTGTTAAACTTTCTGGTGTTCCGGTGTATGACGCAGTAAACAAACAGTACAACGCAGTTGACCGCAAAGTAGCAGCAGGTGATGAAGTTTTAGTGATCGGTACTGCTAAGCAGCAAATGAAGCCTAACCTGTTCTTCAATAAAATGTTCTGTGGCTTGGGCACTATCCCACTGCCAAAATTACATAGCATTGATTCAGCAGTGGCCACATATGAAGGTTTCTCTATCCGCGTACACAAATATGCTGATGGTGACGCTAACAAGCAAATGATGCGTTTCGACTTGCTACCTGCTTATGTGTGCTTCAATCCACACTTTGGCGGTCAATTCTTCGGAAACGTCTAATATCCTCGTTGTTTATTTGGGGGCTTCGGCTCCCTTTTTTATTTGAGGTAAATATGGAACGTAAAAGCGTTTTCGCATGGGCTAACAATGAAAATGGTTATGTACAGGCTGTCATTGTGGCTAGTGATTTTCCTGCATTTAAGGAACTTGGCTTCGTCGCTTCGGTTGATGAGGTTGTTAAACCAGAGGTAAAGAAATCTAAGGCAACTAAGAAGGCAGAAACAAATGGCAGTGACACTGACTAAAGGTGAAATTGTTCTATTTGCGTTGCGCAAGGCTGGCGTTGCTTCCGATGCGACGCTAACTGATGCTGAGCCGCAATCGGTAGAGGATGGTATTCATGATCTAGAAGATATAATGTCCGAACTACAAATAACATTTGGTGATTTGGGTTATAAGTTTTCACTAGAAGATGAGCAACCAGCACCAGGTGATGATTCTGGCTTACCTCGCAAATACAAACAAGCTATCGGCTATCAATTGTTACTCAGAATATTAACTGATTACGGGCTAGAGCCAACGCCAAGACAAGAGGCATCAGCATCTTCTTCTTATGATGCATTATTACTTGATACGCTTAAGGTTCCATCTATTGATAGGCGTGGGGATATGCCAGTTGGTCAAGGTAATAAATACACAGCTTTAGGCGTAGATAGCTATTACGTCGAAAGGGGGTTTAATGCCACAGGTAAAGATTCCACTGGCTAGGGGTTTGCGAAAAGACCCGCACACAGCAGATTATATTGATGGGCTTCCAGTCAATATGTTGGCCACACCGAAAGAAGTATTGAATGCGTCTGGTTATTTGCGTTCGTTCCCTGCATTAGAAAAACGTCATAGTGTTAATGGTGTATCTCGTGGAGTTCAGTACAACACAAAAAACAACACGGTCTATCGTGTGTGTGGTAATAAGCTTTATCGTGGACAGAATGCCATTGCTGACATTCAAGGTAAAGACAGGGTGACTATGGCTCACTCTGGTTACAGTCAAGCAGTAGCGTCAGGCGGTAAATTAAAACTCTATCGCTATGACGGTGAGGTTAAAGAGTTATCTAACTGGCCTGAGGAAAAGGTAATTACCGAAGGCTATAAACGCGACGTTAAAAAATGGACTCACAAAGACGGCAATGATGATTTCGTTCCACTCACAAAGAATGATCTTGATGGGTTCTTAACGTTAAAAATCACGCCTAAAACTTCTGATGGTAAAACTGGTAATGAGATGCTTATTACTGAGCAAATGGTGGGCGTTAAATTATCTCAGCAGGAAGATGACGAGAGACCTTATCTTACCGACGTTCTAGTCGAAGGCCTTAAGCGTGCAGGCGGTAAAATTACAGTCACGTATAAAATGAACCTTGCTAAATCTAGCGAACAAACAGCCAAAGACGTTACTGAATTTGTAATGACGCAAGAAGTGTTAGAGGTAGTTGAAAGATACCCTCAATACGAATTAGGTGATGTTGTCGATGTTGCTCGTAACCGAGGGCGCTACATCTGGTTGCAGAAAGGCGGTGAAAGGTTTGGCGTTACTGACTTAGAGGATGAGTCAAAACCTGATCGCTATCGTCCGTTCTACACTGCCGAGTCTCAACCTGACGGCATCATTGCTATTGATTCTTGGCGCGATATGGTGCTCTGCTTTGGTTCATCAACCATTGAATACTTTACCATTACCGGATCAACGAGTGCGTCACAAGTAATATATGCGCCACAGCCATCTTATATGGTTCAGATGGGTATTGCTGGTCGTGATGCTAAGTGTAAGTTCGGAGAATCATTTGCATTCATCAGCAACCCAGCAAACGGCGCGCCATCTGTCTATATCCTTGGCTCTGGTTCTGCCAGTCAAATATCTACTGCAAGTATTGATAAGATCATTCGTAGTTATACATCAGACGAGTTATCACATGCGGCTCTTGAGACTATTCGCTTCGATGGTCATGAGTTACTCATTGTTCACTTACAGCGCCATACACTTTGCTTTGACGCAGCGGGAAGCCAGCAATATCCGCAGTGGTGCATTCTAAAGTCTGGACTGTATGACGAAACCTATCGTGCAATTGATTTTATGTATGAAGGTAATCAGATCACTGTTGCGGATAAGAACGATGGTGTTGTTGGTAATCTTACCTTCAATAAATCATCTCAGTACGACAAGCAGGTCGAGTATATCCTATACACGCCTATGGCTAAAGCCGATAACGCAAGGGTGTTCGATTTAGAGCTTGAGGCATCAACAGGCGTCGCCCAGATTGCTGATAGGTTATTTCTCTCTGCAACGACTGATGGTATTAACTTTGGTCGTGAGCAAATGATTGAACAAAACTCACCATTCCAATATGACCGCCGTGTGTTATGGCGACGAGTAGGAAGAGTGAGAAAGAATATAGGGTTTAAGGTTCGTGTTATTACTAAGTCTCCTGTAACACTGAGCGATCTATCTATGAGGGTTGAATAATGGCAAATGAAGACCTTTCTAAACCCATAGAAATTCAATCCGATTACATTGTTCCAGATATCCTACCTACTAATTTCAGTGAAACATATCGACGCATGGTGTTGAATGGTGCCGATGATATGGCAAAGGTGGCTGGTCGTGCAAATGAGGCTGGCGCTGAGGCTTTTGATGCTCAAAAGAGGAATGATGAGCAAGATGTTGTTCTTGAAGATCATGAGGAAAGACTTGGTGAAGCCGAACAAACAATTGTTGAGCATGGTGTTAAGTTGGCCGACCATGAAGAGCGGATAACGAAAACGGAAGAGGATTTATCTAAGTTAGAGGTAAGAGTCCTTAATGTTGAGCAAGACGTTGATGGGTTAAAAATAAAGATACAAGACCTCGATGGTCAAATATCTGAAATCAAAGTTGATTACGTTTCTCTCAGTAAAACAGAAAAACAGAAGCTTTTATCTCCTATCGATGTTTCAACGTCCTACTCAGTAAACGGAACTAAAGTTGTCGGCACTCGTGTTACTGGTTTCACTTCAGCAACAGGTACATCACTTAAGGGTTCGTTTAATGCTAACCAATCCTACTCATTCAGCGCTGATTACACTCGTTCAGAAATGCAAATTCTAGCAAGTGGGTTAGTCGAGGCAAGGCAACGAATCAAGGCACTTGAAGATGCGCTTCGCTCACACGGGTTAATAGACTAATGGAAATTAAAATTATTGATAATCCTATTCGGTTATCTGAGTTTTTAAATGATAAGTCGAACACGGGAAATATCGTTGATAGCAATGATCAGTATTTCATTAAACCCGATGCGCTTTACTTAGGTATTTATGAAGGAGTTCTATTGGTTGGTGTTTTCGAGGTGCGTAATTTTTGGCATTCAGTCGTTGAGTGTCACGCCATCTTTGATGCTGGATTCCGTGGTAAGTACGCATTTGATGCACACAAATTATTCTGTAAGTGGTTACTGGAAAATAGTCAATTCACTAACTCAGTAACTATGGTTCCTGATACCACAAAATATGGTCGCGTTATTGTGAAAATGCTTGGTGCTACACGTGTCGGTCATTTAGATGATGCGTATATCAGTAATGGCAAGCCAGTAGGTGTCACCATCTATCAACTAAAACGCGAGCAGTACGAGGAGTTATTAAAATGCTGATTATTTCAGAGAAATTCAGAAGCTCACTTCTACCAATGCATGGATACATGAAAGGTGGCGGTGATGGCGGTGCGGGCGCTCAAGCTGATGCCACTCGTGAAGCCACTGCGTTACAGCGTGAAATGTGGCAGACGAACATGCAAAACCTTGCGCCGTTTACACCACTCGCCCAGCAGTATATTGGTCAATTGCAAAACCTATCTTCTTTAGAAGGTCAAGGTCAAGCATTAAACCAATACTACAAATCTCAGGCATTTAACGATTTATCAGGACAGGCAAGATATCAGCAATTACAAGGTGCGGAAGCCTCTGGCGGATTAGGATCAACAGCAACAAGTAATCAACTTGCATCTATCGCCCCTACGCTTGGTCAAGGTTGGCTGGCTGACCAAATGAATAACTACCAGAACTTAGCCAATGTTGGGCTTGGTGCTTTACAAGGTCAGGCTAGTGCTGGTCAAAACTACGCAAACAATATGGGGCAATTGCTACAACAAAATGCAAATGCTCAAGCAGCTATGGCTAATCGACCGTCGCAATTTCAGCAAGGGATCACAGGTGGTTTAGGTGGTGCAATGGCTGGAGCATCTATTGGTGGGCCATGGGGCGCTGCAATTGGTGGTGGACTTGGATTGCTTGGAGGATTGTTCTAATGGCAACTTGGCAGCCTAGTAATGGAGCTGGTTTTTTAGGTTCCATTGGCTTAAATAATTCAAACGCACCGCAAGCAAGTGATGCTAACTTCGTAGTTGATTCCATCAATAGAAGTAATGAGATAGCTCGCTCTGGTGGTAACAATATTCTATTGCAAGGATTGCAAGGTCTGAAGGGGATTAAAGACACCATTGGAGAATACCAAGCGCAGGAGAGGCTAGGTGAATTCCAAAAAGCATGGGGTGAGGCATACGCAAATAGTGATCGCGATGGTATGAGGCAGTTACTAGCCACTTATCCTGAATACGCTCAAGCTATCACTGGAGGTATGCAGGGTGTTTCTGCTGATGTTCGCGAATCTTTGGGTAACTTATCATCTGGCTATCGCAATGCGGTGATGAATGGTAATGCTACTGACTATGTTAGACAGAATGCAGATACATTTCGTCGCCTTGGTATTGACCCAATGGAAGCCGTTTCTATTGCAGAAAAAGACCCTAAAGCGGCGGTACAATTAGCTGATCACATTGGCATGTCATCACTTGGTATTGATGATTACTTTAACCTACAAGATAAACAACTTGGCAGACAGATTGACCAAGGTCGTTTAGATGAGCAAATCAGAAGCAATCAAGCAGGCGAAGCACTAACAAGAGAAGGTCATCAGATACAGGTTCGTGGCCAGAACATATCCGCTCAAAACTCCATGCGATCAGCTAGCTCAGCAGGTAGTAAACCAGCGGCAGTTCAGGAGTATGAGTACATGATGACACTTTCACCTGAACAACGTAAACAGTTCTTGGCGCTAAAAGGCAAATCGGGAACTGAAATGCAACAAGCTCAACTGGCTAATGGTCAGACTGTGATGATAGATCCTAATGCACAAGGCGCTGGTGATTCCAAATATTACAAAGGGTTTGATGCGAACGGCAATGTGGTAACTATTCCTGTTAACGCGCTCTCATCGGTTTCTGACCCGTCTGGTAACGCTGGTAAAAACCTAATGAATGATGATTTAGCAATGCTTGCCAATGCAACAGATGAGCAATTAAGCGCAATAACAGGAGTTACCGGTGGTACAGGCTCTAACCCTCTAACCGCTGATGTTGGAACGAGAACGATAAATAAGGATGCGAGACCTTTATATAATTCTGCTCAGAGAATACAAGGGTATATGCAAAACCAAGGTATTGGCGCAGCAAGGGCAATGGGAGCAAGTGGAATTAATACCGTTGATGAAGCTAAAATGTACTTCCAGTCTATGCCTCAGCTTGATTTCTCAACCCCACAAGCCCTAAGAAACTCTATTAACGTCATTAATAAATACACGCAAGATTACAACGCAAGAAATAACGCTAACTTAGGCTCACCATCAAATCAGCAAGCAACACAGCAACCGGATAGCAGTAACCAAAGCGGATATTCTTCATTATGGGGTGATTAATGGCTAAACCATGGAAAGAGGTGATCGCATCACCTCAGTACCAATCACTATCTAGCGAACAAAAAGCAGAAGCGCAAGAGCAATATTTTAATGATGTGGTTGCCCCTAATGTTGGCAATGATATAGATAATGCAAGACAACAGTTTTATAAGGCATATCCACTCCCTCAACCTCAGCAAGAACAAGAAACCCAATCAGCACCGCCAGAAAATAGTTACATCGCCGGCATGAAGCAAACCAACCAGAATCTTTCTCAAGGTTTACAGAAATCGTCTGATGATGCTAAAGGTTTCCGTGAAAATGTGATAGATGCTTTTACTGGTGAAAGCAAGATGACTCCTGAAGTCCAAGGGCTAGAAGGGATCATGTCTTCGCCAGAAATGAATGCATTTAATACTGACGCAATGAAAGCGGCTTGGGTGCAAATGTTCGGCAACGACAACGACTTTGTAAAAGTGATCGGGAATATGGGAGGTAAGGTATCTCAAGATGAAAAGGGGAACCTATTAGTTGACTTACCATCTGGCCGATATGCATTAAATAAGCCTGGCCTATCAGCTGAAGATGTCATGCCGTTTATCGCGAACGCGGCCGCATTCACTCCAGCTGGGAGAGCATCAACTGTACTAGGCGCTACCGCAAAATCAGCAGGAACAGACTTGGCACTACAATCATCAGTAAACATGGCTGGCGGTGGTGATATTAACCCGCTACAAACAGCATTATCAGCAGGACTTGGCGGTGGGTTTAAAGCGGCAGAGAAGCTTGTTAATAGTGGTTATCGAGTGGCAACTGGAAAGCCAACTCAAGAAGCGTCTGAACTGTCTGAATTTGCTAAGCAGAACAATGTGCCTCTATACACAACTGACGTTGTACCACCGCAATCAAAAACAGGCAGGCTGGCTCAAGGGGCCGCTGAAAATATTCCTTTTGCTGGTACGGCAGGTTTGCGTTCAAACCAACAAGAGGCAAGGAGTAAACTTGTTCGTGATTTCGCAGACAGGTTTGGTGAGTACGATCCTAGTCAAGTTGTTGAGAGCTTAAAGCGAAAAACATCGACAATAAAACAGGCGGCTGGTGAAAGACTGGAATCAATACAGAATGCGTTATCTGGTGTTCCTATCACACCTAACCGAGCAATAAATCAGATTGATAGCGAAATAGCTAAATTATCTAAACTTGGGGAGGTTGCTGATACACAGACCATCTCAAAATTGCAATCTTACAGGAATGAGCTTGCATCTGGTAACGTTGATATTTCTCAATTAAGAGACTTAAGGACTCAATTTAGACAAGACGTTAAGGGTGAAAGAATGGCTATGCCTAATCGCTCTGACGCTGCGATAAATAGAGTTTATAAAGCCATGTCTGATGACGCTAGTGATGCAATATCATCAAACTTAGGCGCTGACGCTTTACGCAAATATAACCAAGCCAATGCTATCTATGCAGATGAAGCAAATAAAATATTAAATACTCGATTGAAGAACATCTTAACCAAAGGTGATTTAACGCCAGAGGTAGTTAATAATATTTTATTTAGCAAAAACAGATCTGAAATTAGGAGTTTATATAACTCAGTTGACACCCGAGGTCGTGCTCAAATGAGGAATGCCATTATTGGTAAAGCAATTGATAAAGCGGGTGATTCTCCCGATCAGTTCTTGAGGCAACTAAATATCATGTCAAACCAAACAGGGATAGCATTTAGAGGTCAAGACGCTATTTATATAAATGGCTTGAAGAAGTACTTAGAAGCAACCAAGCAAGCCGCAAAAGCTGGTGTCACAACGCCGACTGGTCAGCAAGCAATTCCTTTCATACTTGGTTTAGGTGCAGCCATAAAACCATCAACCGCAATTGGTGCTGGAACTTATGGTGCACTAGCTCGCATTTATGAAAGTAAACCAGTTAGAGAGGCTGTAATGAGACTAGCAGGAACTCCAGCAGGAACAAGTAAGTTTGAAAAAGCTGTCTCTACAATCTCACAAAGTTTAAGTGCTGGTTTGCAGGCTGAATTACGAGACTGATCGCTTCATATATCTATTCATTACAATATAATATAAATAATAAATTTTATTTACGTTGGGACTGTGATGAATAGAAGGCAATTAATATCTAAATTATTTACAGGAACTTTAACCTCTTTGTTTGGGGTTAAAGCATTCGGTTATTTAAAGGAAAAAGAAATGATTCCAAATGTCGTCGTCTCGATGCCGTCACAATTATTCACTGTCGCGAGGAAATTCCAAGCGGCGAGTAATGGTAAGATTTTCATTGGTAAAATAGATACCGATCCAACATTACCAGAAAACCAAATTCAGGTTTATTTAGAAAATGAAGATGGTTCTCATATCCCAGTACCTCAGCCATTAATTATCAATCAAGCTGGCTTTCCTGTTTATAACGGTCAGATTGCTAAGTTTGTAACAGTAGAAGGTCACAGTATGGCTGTGTATGACAGTTACGGAGCGCAGCAACATTATTATCCTAATGTGTTGAAGTATGATCCTGATCAGTTTGAGAAAAGGCTCTTATCAAATGGAGGAGCTGAAGTTATTGGAACCAGTAATGGAAGTACAGTTCAGGAATTTATTAATAATACAGCTGATGATATTGAAAAGCTCAAAATACATTCAACGCCAAGTAATGAAATAAACAAATATAAATACTCAATGCACGGAGGAGGCAAGTCTCTTGGTGCTGAAAATACTATTGTATCATGCAGCTTATTAAGCAATTATTTTGATGTTATTGATGTTGATATCAGTACAACATTAGATGGTGTTGCTATTCTCATGCATGACATTAAGTCTACACCATTAGATGGTGTCACTGGAAGTATAGCAAATTATACTTATAGTCAAATAAAGGATAAGAGAAATTTAATATTTGACGGAACACCATTTGAGGGGACAACGGTAACAAAATGGGGCGACTTTGTTACTTATTGCGCCAGCAGAGGTAAATATATTACAGCTGAACTAAAAAACACCCAATCAACCTCGGAGTCAATGATGGGTGTTTTTAAACCAATAATGGAAAATAACATGGTTGGTCGGGTTAACCTGCAATGTTTAAATATACAGAGATTAAAGGACTATAGAGCAGCTACTGGTGATGACGCTACGCAATTGCTAGTGTTAGTGTACGATGGAATGCCTAATGAGGATCTTGACTATGTTATTTCAGAAACTGAATTACTCGGTAAATCTGGAATAAATGCAGATATAAATTACTCAAGACGATCAGAGTTAGTTGAAAAAGCTAAAGAAAAAAATATCACGGTTAATTTCTGGACTGCCAAGCAATATTCTGACGAGCTATCTTTATTGTCCGAATTTCCTGGTCATCAAATTTCTATCGATTATATGGTGGTATAATGAATACTAATATTTCCAATTTATATGCATGGGAACAAATTAAATCTGGCACTGATAGCTCAATTACTATCAGTGATGATGGTAGAAAATCTAGAATGTCAGGCTCCCCTGGTTCTGGTGCTCAGTTGTGGATGAGGCTACCCATTAATAACGCTGGTATATTTAAAATATCATTTTATGCTAAGAAAAACCGTGGTGATGGTCATGTCTGGCTAGTAAATTCCAAATCTGACAAAGTGATGAATTCTGTGAAAATATCATCAGAAAATTGGGAGAGATATGAGATAAGTGGTGGAAATCAGTTTCTTAGTAAGAATGGTGATAATTACACTAGAATATCAGCAGGGGTAGCAACCGCCGATGATGGGGATATTGAAATTTGCGATATATGCGTAGAAGAGATTAACCCGACTTTCGGTCAGCTAAGAACGATAGCTGCAGGGATTGTTTTAGTTGGAGATGGTAAAGCAAAAACCACTATCAATCATGGTGGCGTTGTTTCAACAGAGCTATCTAGCGACGGGTACTCCATAATAATAAGGTGCTCAAAATTACATCAATCGATTAAAACCCCATTCATATTAATTACTGAAATGTCATCTGGAAAAAGTGAAAAACCCGGTATGTTGCGCTCTCGATATTATGATAAATCAGAAGGTTGCGCATACATACAGTTAGTAAATTTAACAAATAAATCACCAATGCTTTTGACTGACGCAAACCTGCTTTTTGCATTTGAAGTAAGAAGCATTTAACTATATATCTATCCGAACATGCAGGTGTGCTGGTTGTTGTCGTTCAACTTCGGACGCAACCACTGGCATATTGAGGCGTTCTTTATATGCGACACCACTTGCGGCCAAATCGACATTAATTTTGTCTTTTTCTTCTTGAGGTAAGTTTGCGAGGTTCATAACAGATCCAGTTAGTTTTTTGGAGAGTATAGCAGGGTGTGGAATTAAAAATGGGGAGGTGTGACATACTGTGTCGAGATTGTGACACAATATATGTGAAATGATGGTAAAAATGATTAAATTCTGCAAAGTCAAAATTTGCTGGCTGGCATGGATAGTGGCTTTGTAGGCTAAATAGCGTTAATCAATACTTTCACATCATCCGATATTAAATCTATTCAGGAAGAAGTGAATCAACGTACTGCGGAAATTAACCGTATTTCAGCGCAGACTCAATTTAATGGCGTAAAAGTGTTAAGTGAAGATAGCACATTAAATTTACAAGTGGGGGCGCATGATAAAGAACAAATCAGTGTTGATCTGAAAAAAATGGATGCGACTACATTGGGTATTGATAAATTGGATTTATCAGCAAAAAGCAAACTCGGTTCTAAAGCAATAGAAGCAGAAGTGACTGTTAGTTCTAAACAAGAAATACAACAGTTAGATACTCAAGCGCTAGATGACAAAGTTACAAAAGGCACAATTAAAAGCTATAATATCTATTATGCAAAAGGTGCCGATGGTAAAGACGATAAATCAAAACTTATCGTACAAACTGTTGATGCAAAAGGTGTTGAAGGTTACTTTGATGCAACTGTAACTCCTGGTGCTGCAGGTGCTAAAGCAACAGTGAATGTTACTACAACAGCGGTAGCAGGTTTAGATATCGTTAATGAACAACCATTATCAACACTAGATAAAGCATTATCTCAAGTTGATAGCCTACGCAGTGCCATGGGTGCCGTGCAAAACCGATTAGATTCTACCATTGCTAACTTAGGCAACACGGTTAATAATCTGACCGCATCACGTAGCCGTATAGAAGATGCCGATTATGCGACAGAAGTGTCTAATATGAGTAAAGGTCAAATCCTGCAACAAGCAGGCACCTCTGTGCTTGCGCAAGCAAACCAAATGCCTCAAAACGTATTATCACTGCTTCGTTAA